GGAAACACCAGTCACACGCCCCTTCGCGTCCACTGTAAAGCGTGGTGACTTTGTTGCGCTTCCATATGTCCCCGCAGTTACGCCACTGCTGGAAAGCGTCGAGGAAATATCAACATCGGCAGTGCCATTAAAGTCCACATTGCCAGTAACATCTCCGGTTAGTTCCAGATTTCTGGCAGTTGCAAGCTGATTAGCCTTGGTTGCGGTTCCCGTGAAGGTTGCATCCGTGCCATCTGTGCCATTGTCGAGAACCTGTGTGCCATCAGTGGATTTAATGTCTCCCGTAAGATCACCCACAAACCCACCTGTCCCAGTAGTTACACCAGTGACGCCAAGCGTGCCAGCCACTGTAGTGTTTCCGCTGGTGGCATTTACTGTAAACTTGTCCGTATTTACATCGAGGTTTCCTGTGCTGCTCAACGTGCCCAAGGACTTAATGGCACCCGTTGACAACTGTAATGCCGTTGCCGTGGCGTTGCCGTCCTCAACAGTGTCAAGCGTTCCCGTCGCACCCGATCCGCTCGTGAACTTAATCAGTTCCTCGTAACTCGATGCTATTGTTCTCCCTGTCAGTGTAGCCATTTATACCCCCCATGCCTTCCTAATCTTCTTCTTGCTGTAACTACTGCGGAACCCTGAACCTTGGGCACACTCCTCCGCGTAGTACCCACGCTTGATCCTGTCCGAAAATGACTTGGCTAGGTTCCTGCCAGAAAATGAAAACTGCTCCGGTAATTTGCCCCTGAAATATACCGTGCCGTTGCGCTGAATGGACTTGGTGTTTGAGGGAACCAGTTCTTCAATTGATTCCCCCCCCTTGGATATAAACGTGTACAACGGCATAACTTCCTCCAAGTTTAACAGGGGGGAGCGAGGCACCCACAGTAGTACCCCGCCCCCCTTGTTGTCACCTACTCCCCAAGTTTACGCATATGCGGACTTGGAACGATGCACCACAAACCAATTGCTGTTCAGGGTCTTCGCAGTGTAGAACACCTTGAATCCCAGAGTCGTCAACTGGTTTAGGGGGTCACTCTTGTCCGGTGTGTCAGCAATCACAATGCGCGGAGACATGGGTGAATCACCCTCCAACGCAGGAACACCGTACGAGTCACTACCCGTGATGATCGTGCTATAGATTTCACCGTCAGCGGCGTGTGTGCCCTTTGCTCCGGAAGCATCTTCACGATACGGGTTGCTAGCCTCAACAATGCGAACTCCGTGAATACTCCCGGCTTCGCCCTTGTACAGACCCTTTACGTCACTGTACTTGTGCGCCTCCAACCAATCGTCGTCGTTCATCAAGTCACGAGACACCTGTGGCGGCATAATAGCCACGTAGCTGCCGCCGATCATTGGCGCACGATTGACCTTGAGGTTTGTGCAGGCATCCAGCAAGTCAACCGCAGTGAAGTTTGCCGTTGCCCCAGTATCCGCAGCAAGGTTTGCCCATGTGCTGTTGCTGCTGCCAGAGTAACGCTTGGTGCGAGAATCCGACTCATCAGAATCCCCCGAGTTAACGAGTTCATCACGTGCAACAGTATCACACTTTAGTGCCGCATCCTGCCCGGCCGTCATGCTCGCCTGTTTCAAGGTCTGCAATAGGTCGGTTGCGCTCATCAAGTCCGTTACGCCAATCACCTCACCGTACTGGGAAAGTGTCGCGTCCACGTTCTCAAGTTCTAGCGTGCGGTAGTTCGACGAACTAATTGCCGTGCCTTCCGTCAGCGCATAAACATTGGTTGTATTCGGCTCGCCATAACGGAAGAAACGGACACTCTTGGCACCCGCATTCTTTGGCAGCGAAGCCTTGACCGCAAACTGGTCTAGCTTCAGTGCCTGCACCGCATAATCGAGCAACTTCTTATTGAAAAACGTCTGGAACTGGTTACTCAGTCCTGACGTGGTAGTGGAGTTGTTAGCCATCTAATTATTTTCTCCCTTCTATCCGCCAAGCATTGCGCTGCCACCCCTGTCATACTCAGCCGCCAGTTTCTCCAAGTGACGCATTTGGTCTTCCTCCTTCATGCCGTCAAAACTTGTATCACTGGGGCGATCCGCCGGGGGACTGCCGCCAATACTCAACTTCTTTTTGTACTCCTCTAGTTCTGTCTCTGCCTTCTCCAACTTGCCCTTCAACTCCTCGCCCTCGCCACGCTGCAACTGCATTAGTGCCACATCCACCGCATCCACAATTCCCTCGGGATATGCCGTCAGAAATGGCTTGTCCTGCATTAGCTTCAGCACACGCTTCGATAAGTCACTCGTGCGATCATTCAGTTCCGTGTGTTTCTCGGCCATTTTCTCGAAGTTGGTGCTCCATTTCTCTTGAAACACCTGTGTCTCCACTTCCTTGGCCTTGCGCTTGGCATCCTCGCGTACACGATCTGCCTCGCCTTCTGCCCACTCGGACTTCTCATATTCGCCTTCAGCCTTGAAAGCGCGTGAATGCTTCTCGTAATCTTCCGCCGTGTAGCCATGAGCATCACGGTAATCATCCGTGTTGCTGGCTTTTAATCGGCGCAATTCCTCAAGTTCACGCTCCAGTGCTGCACGTTCCTTCTCAAATGCTTCTCGCTCGGCATCGAATGCTTCCTTGCGCCCATTGAGCGTCTTCCAGCCTTTGTCCAGTCTGGCAGCATCCTTCTCCGAGCGTGACTTGGCCGGAGTTTCAGTTTCAGTTGTCAAAGAACCGTCCTCCGCACCCACGGAAGACTCATTCTCGCCACCAGTTTCACCATCGGGTGCTTGATTCTCGGAGGGACTTCCTGTCTCGGGTTCTGGTTTGCTCTCCAGTTCCTCAGTCGCACCAGTGTCAGCGGCGTGCGCTAACCTCTCCAGTGCCTCCAGCGTCAGTCCCTCGTTGTCTTGTGGCGCATTGTCTTGCGCTACAGTATCAACACTCTCGGTTTCACTCATGGTTCACGTCAGGATGCTTTACATCGGGTGCTGCACCATCCTTATGCAGTCCCGCAATGTAGCCAGTTATTCGCCATGCAGTCAGCTACGACCCAGCATGGCGGGTTACGGACTGTATCGTGCGAGGTCAGACTGGTCGTCCGTGTCACCTGTCTCCTCGGTTTTGCGCGGCGTTGCCAATGTTTCCAGTGCAACTACCGCACTGCTGAACCCACTAGCCCAACCGCAACTGTATTCCAAACCTTTTTTGTCCCTTACTGCCTCTGCATTGTGGCGCAGGGTAAGGTTCAGCAAAGTCATCTTCAGCTTCTTCCCTGTCTCAGTCCCAAAGAAGTTACGCAGTCGATCCTCGTCCTCGCGCAACCACTCGGGTTCGTTTACCCACGTACTATTCCGCAGGTACAGTTTCAGTGCCCTCAGTTTCCGTAGCATTGTTTTCCATTAGTTGCTTCTTTAGTGCCCTTGCATTATTCGGGTCTACTCTCTCGTAACCAGCAAGCAGGGCATTAACACGCTCACTGATCCTCTGCTGTGCCACCTCGCTCAATGGTTCCCCCAGTGCTTCCCTCTGCTGCAAGTACCCAAGCAAGACTTGTAACCTCAACCCGAAATCCTGTCCCTCCTTAACCCTCGCAGGCCAACCCTTCTCCAGTATCGTAATCTTGTGCGCCTCATCCTCTGCCTCGTCTGCCTCCTTGAACTGAGGATCACGGAGAACCCTCTTGATAAGGGAGGGGTCATCCAATTCCATAATGCTCTTGTCCAGTTCCACTTGATCCACCCAAGGAGCACCAGCAAACAACTGCTTCCTAAAGACTGCCTGCTGCAACTTCAGCGCACGATTCACCCCATCAACACCGCCCTTCGGCTCAATAACATAATCCCCGTGCATAACCACCGGATCAACATCCTGGGTATCATCCATGTACCTAAAGGTCAGGTCTTTGGAATCATACTGTAGCAACAACGACCATGCCTGCCTGTAAAGGCGTGACAGTGACAGGCGGAACACCCTTGCCCTCAAGTCACTGGATTGTTGCATCAATTGACCTATCGCCTGCACTTCTGTTGCTGTGCGTCTCTCGCTCGTGTTTACCATTTGCCCCACGCCAAAGTCAGGCACCGCAACCCTCTGCTCGGCAACCATCCTCGTGCTAACCATCTCCTTCTCAAAGTCTATCGGAGGTTGCGGCATACCCACGGGCGCAATCCCATAGGGTAATATCTGCCCCGGTTCCATCCTGAGATTGGCCGCGTTGGGAACCTCGCGCTCAGACCTAAACAGGGGACGGTTAAATATCGTGGCGGCATCCGTCTTCTCATTCCATAACTTGCACAGGAATGCCTCATAAGGTGCCAGTTGCTCACACACACCACGCGGACTGTACCAACCCTTGTCCTTCACCTCATAAGCAAAATCAACAAAGGGAGGTTCCCCGTGCCGATATGGCAGCTTCATCATCTCACGCAAATCCACATTAACTGCCTGTGGGCTATAAGTATGAACCACCCAGTCACCATCCCCGTCCCTCTCGTAAACCTCCCAGACTATCACACGATCATCATTGTTATCATACGTAATGCCCTCCCTGCTGTACACCTCCTGCTCCTTCTGCGACGTACTCGTATGCGCTGCATCATTATCACCCCGTATCAACTTCAACGCCTCCTCGTTGTAAAACCTCGAAGCCTTAAAAGCCGCAACACTCATGGGCATCACGTGCACCATCCTGTCAGCGGTAGCCAGGTTGCGCGTGTGTGATGGAACAATAATAAACATCGGGTCAATGGCATCAAAGGCAAGACGCTTCTCCTCTGCATCCCAGTACACCTTGATAACGCTCCTGCCACTCATCAAACCGTGGTCAATCCAAGTCAACGCCTCCGTCTGGAAATTGCTCCTCTCCTTCAGCTTGTAATCAAACCAACGCTCCGCTGTCACCGTAAACGCATTCAACTGCTGGCATAACGGCACAAAGCTCGACACCACATCCATGCCCACAATTTGCTGGTAATAAAAAGGCTTGAGCTTATCCACCACCGTATCAATCAACGGGTAGTGCAAGTCCGCCGCATTAGGCCAAGGTTTGTTCTTCCTCCGCAATCCAGTGTGCCGCATCTCATACCATAATGCCTGACGTGTCTCCCAACGATTCCGTTCCTCAACGTCCTTCAGCACTGCCGAATGTAGTTCCCTGCGTTCCATCATAATATTAAAGCATGGCTACTGATTCAAAAGGCAAACAAAGTTCAAAAGCCCGTCCCGCGATCTCCACGGACACCACATCACCACACCCCTGCACCCACTATTCACACCTAAACCCCTTGTCGAGTCCGGAATACGACGCCTGCCCCTCAACATAACTCGTAAATTCAT